CGCTTAATTGCGTCGTGTATGCGGATGGTCGATCCGCGCTCTAGGCTGGGAAACCTAGGGTCCGTGATGGAAGAGAGTTCATGGTTCCGATCTCCGTGAGTTCGTATAGGGGCACCCACCCCTCCGGCGAACCACGTTTGAGACACCGTGTTATTCTCTTCCTGTCCTGCAGCGTGAAGCGTCCATTAGCCTCTGCCTTCGCCGTTATACGGAGCAACAGTCGTCGTGTCCGAGTACTAACCCTTGTGGTGGTATTCAGGCTCGACTTCCATTGTGTCCATGAAAACGGTGCGATCATGGCGGAGCGCTTCTTGAACGTCTTGCAACTCAGCGGCTTAACCTTGCCTGGTGGTGCCCTCTCGGGGGACCACAGCTTCAACAAGCGCGTTTCACGGAGAAGAGCGTTCCGAGCGTCCTCGTACTTTACGTACTTGGTCTCTCGATCACGCAGATGCGGTCGGATTGTCAGGTCTTGGAGGGATTGTTCCCATCCTTCGACTGGCGTTTTGACCAGCTTCATCTTCCCGTGCCGTAAAACGTGCTGGAGCTGTGCTACACTAGGCACGCCGTCACCGCGTCCTCCGAACGTTACGTCCCCTTCTTTACGGGTAGGGGCCAGTTCTCGGATGCGTGCGGCGCGTAGCCAACGACCCGGTTTCACTAGTTGTGATCTGGACGAAGTAAGGGCCTCGAGGCAGGTGAGGGGAGACTTGGTCACCCTCCCCTTCCACTTCGATGCCCCCGCTTCGGCCGGTCCCACAACAACGCGAGACTGGGCGGACCAGGTATTTCTACGTTCTACGATTTGTTCGCAGAACACCCCTCGGGGTCCGTAGAAAGACTTGGACCTGTTGACTACGAGGCCAAGTGCGGTCAGTGTCGACTCGTACTTCTGAACCTCTTCGGGGGTCCAGAGTGCGATTAAGTCGTCACCACAGACTGCGGCTGAGTTCCGATGTTCAGGGGCGGCGATCCAGGCCGCTGCCAAGTTGATCAGAGAAAGGATTACCCAACTTGGGCCTAGGCCCATGTGTAGTCCTCGACTTGTCTCAAGCAACTTGGAACTTTCGAGGGCGTCTCTGTAGCTGTCGAGCGTGTTGCTGAACTTCGGTTCGGCACGGCGCACGGCGGGCTCAAAGACACCTCCGAAACTTCCTTGACCGTTCACCACGGAATGGGGACCTAGGAGTAGCTCTACAGCATCGTCCCAACGACTCCTGTTTTCAGGGTCGGTAAAGACTTTACTGTTGAGCCACTTTCCTATGCGTCTTCCCAGTTCGTGGGGAATGTAGTCGGTTGCGGCGGACAGGTCGGCGGAGTAGAGGAGTGCCTTTCGAGGATTCCCCTTTCCCTTTGACCTTGACAGCGTGACGGTCTTCCCTTTAAGCATGTCCCGACTTAGGCGATTGCGCTTTAACGTCGGTAGCCAGAGTTGGTTGAGACGGCGACTGATCCAGACTTCGCGGGCACCATGTGTGCTTGCGAGTCGGATTTTGTCGCCCATCTCCGCTATGGCGACCGGCGCTAAAGGCGGAGGAGAAGATCCTGGCCCATGCTGAGTGAAGAGTGAGGCTGCATCTCCCGACCGTAAGGTCAGTTTGGCGAGGCGTTCGTGTAATCGAGATTGCTCTGTGTTTTGTATAGCTGTTGCTTGCAAAACCGAGCCTGTCGGTTCCATGACGCCCCGTCCAAACGACCCCATCGTGTCGTAGTAGGTGCTTCCTCCTCCGAAAGGAACGTTCCCGAACAAGTCCTCGTCGGAATCAGAGTCTTGGTTGTAGAAGTTTTGCCAGTTTTCGGACGGCAAGCTTCCCAATTGAGCTCTGATTTCTTCAGGGACTGAGTCGGAGTCGCTGTCCTCGTTGTCGTAGCCGATGCCGCCCCATGTGGATATGGGGGGCGCGACTTCGGTTTCGCGGATCAGTAGCTCCGTCTCTGCCTCTGTCTCGGTGACTGCTCTAGCGACACTGTACATGTGCAGTGCGCTGGCGCAGCCTCCCGCGATGGTAGGCAGTTCGAGTGTTGCTTTCGAACTCGGTGTAGGCCAAGGAATCTCCCCTTCCGCCGTTTGCGTGTACCCTCTTGTGTGAAGTCCGTCTAGTACGTGTACTAAACTCTCGAGGGTAGCCGAATCGGGCGTGTGGTGGGAAGTCCATCTCTGGATTGCTTCCTCGGACGCTGCAGTAGCTCGCTTATTCGCGCTGGCTTTTGATCGTTGCCAAAAGATTGACCTTCCAACCCGTGATGCGTACATCAACGCATCCGGTGAGGCTCTGAACCCCTTCCGGGCTCGACGATCGAACTTAGTTTTGCTCTCATGGAAATGAGGCCTGACTAATTTTGGTCCGATCGCTCGGAAGGATGTACAGAGAGTCTTTCTGATGGCATGGCACCAGGCTTTGAGTGCGGAGGGCCCTTGGTTCAAGAGAGAGTTCACGAAACGGATAAAACTTCGATGACGACGTATGTCGTTCGGACGGTTTTGGAAGTTAAGTGTTCCCTCACTTGCCTCGAAGGCACTCACAATCTCAGCCCAGTGTGTCACCACGGTCGAATGCCAGGTCGCCAACTTCCTTGGTTGACAACGCGATGGTTCTGTAGGGACCGGCGAGCTGCCTGCTTCACGCGCAGCAGGACTTAGTGCGGAG